CGGAAAGCTGGGCCAGCATCCATTAACTATCTCGATTAATAATAGATAGATTCAAACACTTCTCTGAAGCAAGGAACTCGCATACTTAAGTGTTCTTCACGCAACAGATTTATCAATTTGCGTGTTTCCTTATCATATTCTTCTCTGCCATAATGACATAAGAATAAGCAGTATTGTTCAATATTTTGCTCAAACAACTCAAGAGGATGTCCATTTTTGGTAATCCAATTCATTAGCTCATTCACACTTGTTCTATTTAGTGCACTAAAATGCACTCCTGGAACTTCATCTATCAATACGAAGCGACGTTTCAAAAACGACAAATCACTTATTTTCTTTCCTGTGATTTCACTTCCCTTGTCTGCAGATGTGAGAATAATGTTATTTTGACGTGCTACTTCTATAAAAAGTTTCACATCAAAACCTTGTTTCACTGAGAGCACCAAATCATCACCATAGTTAAAATCTTTAACGAACAGATCAAAGAAGTATAAACTGGGGTTCAAATTTTGGAGTCTTCTCATTTGCATCCATATACACCTTACATAAATGCCATTCACAAACCCATTAAGCATAGAGGTGATAAAGTTACCTGATGGATTACCTCCGTGAACAATATATATCAGATTAAGACATACTACAAGTCGGTGTATCATGCACTCAAAGATTATTTTGCGCACGACATCATGAACCAATTCCCAAGTTGGGAATAGTTGATACCAACCATTTACTATATCAACAAATCGCATCATTAACTCAGCATCAGTACCACCATCAAATTGACTGTAATCCAAGTCTACTCCAACTGGAGAAAATGAAGCCAAATCTAGATAGAAATTATTCCATTCAAAAGACTCTGGATTTACACCTATCATTGAAAAGAACTCGCCATGTGCTGCCATAGCATTTGCCATGAACATGCAAAAATATTTACGCCCAAGTATAGTATGATCCATTGGTCCAATACAAAAGCTACGCGTTTTTCCTAACTTAATTTTCTCCAATGGTCTTCGCTCATCTTTTAAACAGTCTAGCCAAACAGTTTCACTCATTATCGCATTTTTACAATCATCTTCTCTCTGCTTATATAATTTCCAGAAAAGTGAATTTGGATCTTCTGCCAAGGCTTTCTTATCATTTAAACCATGCTTTCTATATATGTATCCAGCACTAGTACCCCAATCAGTAGGCTTTAAATACACATCACCAGGGATACCATATATAGCAACTTCATCGTCAACTATTTTTCCCTCATATCTAACTGGTAATGATCTCACTACACTGGTCAAATGCTCAATTACCATATCCACATCTGCAGGTGGAAGGATAATCTTTGCTCCTCCATACTTCTCAACTGATCGCTGTAATGGAGAACCAGGTACCTCACAACGTGGGTCTTTCACTTTCAATACACTGGGAAACGTCAGTGGAGGATACATCTTACCAAATAACGGTGATTTCCTGATACATGTTTTATCATTCATATACATAGGCTTCCTTATAACTCCTAAATATGTGAAGTCTCCCTCTGGAAAAACCATTGGATATGGACTATCTCCATTCTGAGCGTCTACAATCTCAATAGTATTGACTGGCGGAGTGATTACTTCCACATCTGCTAGTAGCTCAACTATATCTTCATAAGTTAACATAATAGACCAGCCAGATTGTATTCTTTCGTTACCACACACATGTAGTCCACAAATTTTACCATCTGAGCGAGTGTCATTTAATACCAATGGAGCTCCACAATCACCTTTTGTAACAGGCGCATTATATTTCCACCCCTCAGCTAGCTTAAAATCTTCGCCTTCAACAGTATACGACGCTCCAGGTGCTCCTTCAAGACCAACTACATGTGCATTCACACTGACAATATTCACACTTTTAAGTTTTGGAATAACCAAAAAAGCCTCAGCTCGGCCATAATATTTTAGCATATCCTCACGCATGAAATGATTAGTTATATCCTTATGGCAATATAATGTCTTAGGAAAAGTATATACGGCTAAATCCACACCTGCTACCTTTCGTAAACATTTTTCGTCATAATACACTTCTACTGGTAGTGATCTATCAGTACATTGGACCGATAGTTTCTGTCCATTTTTTATCCATGCGAAAAAATGCACCGGGATTAATGCCGTACGACCTCTAACTATAAGACAATTTATGTCTTTAATAGAATTTTCATACACATAACTGAGTCTAACAATGTTCTTTCTCAAAACATTATTTATCAGTTGTTCAGTCTTAAGATCGTGCTTGGGTCCTAAATACTCAGAAGACGACGCTTGGTTTCGAGCCGATATGTATCTGAGTCTTGAGCGTGACGTTTTACTCTTTAATTTTAAGCGATGATCATCAGATTGTGCATCACTATCCGGAGAGCTAACTAAATAAGCTCCGACAGTTGCTAAGGGTATCATAAATCCAAAAGCAAGAAGTGCAGATCGCCACGGATGTCCACCAAATATATTGCTTGCTTGATGCCAAATGCTGGTTTCCTTTAATCTTGTTATTAATCTTTTGAGTTCAAGGATACCTGTATGATTTGCGATATAATCTCTCACATCCATTCCCACATTATATGCACGGGTCTCAAGGTTGCGATATAGAGCTACTGTCTCATCACTAGCACTAGACTCTATTCCACCGCTATCAGTAATCTCTTCAGTAACAGTCTGGGTAATCTCACCTATTTGTGCTACTGGAGTTAATTCCTGACTAACTTCAAAGACTTCCTTGGCTCTCCAAGCAACAAATCTTTCTATTAAATATGATTGTAGTTCCTCGTAGGAAATCAAAACCTTTAAATCTTTGGAACCACCCATACTATCTTTAACAGTGAAAAGATAGGGGTCCACTTTCTTACCAGCTTTGGCTTCCTTCAATAATTTTTCATCTGCAATCATTTCAACAAGTATATCGCGTCGTCTAAGAAAAGCTTCAGGACAAGCGATTGCATTTGGTACATAAAAAGGACAGTTCGAAGTCATCCATATAAGTTTAGAGGTGAAAAATCGACCTTTTTCATTGACACTAGCCATATTTAAAGCAAACGGAGCACGAGTCTTGATATTAATAAATTCTCTATAGGCGGTTTCATTATTATCATATTCAGCAAGAATAGCTCCAAAATCATCATAAAATGTTGTATACTGTCCTGCATAATTAGACCAATAGGCGTCAGATATACTGCGAGTATAAATGTTGCCCATAGCAGTATCCACTCCATCTGCAGCCATCAGCTTTTGCATCATAGATCGAGACATACGTGTCTTTCCTATTCCAGGAGGCCCGTACACCATAATGCAAAAAGGCTCTTCTCTTATACCACGATTATCTCGCCCATTTAAGGCTTCGTCATTCATGGTCTGACACATCTTAAAAACACTCATAAAAGCATTAATTGTTGAACCGCATCTCTGATCAGATGACATAATAATATGATGGTAGCGTTGTGCTTTTATCCATAGGTCTCGAACTTGGTCTTGGGCTTCCTGAGAATATCTCAGTCGTGCTCGATAGTTATCATTATAATTATTCACAACTGTTCTCGCCCACTCTGTCATGTCAGGCATTGAAGCATGAAATTCATTAAGAAATTTCTGTTGTTCATCCATGACTCCCCATATACTAGCCAGTAAGTACTCAGCACAAGAACTTAACACTGGCACTGCTCTACTCACGGCTACCAAAGAGGTGCATGCTATGCCAACAGTCCTAAAACGGCTCATAACACGCGCTACTATACCTTTGACATCATTTTCTCGTGGAAGTGTCCGAGTCACCATAAACAAAAGAACCATTACTCCTATAGTAAATATCTCAGGGGCACCAAATGAGTGAGCTACAGCTCGCTCAAAGCATCCTAGTGTTAGAGTAGAGAACCATGATGAAGACACCCTGAAAACCATACTAGCAAATTCTCCAATTTTATCAATAGGAAGAATGCCTGGGAAATCTATCATTAACCTACTCATCCACATCATGAAATCACCAAGAGTAGACATTCGGAAAAGATCGATCAACATTAGAATCATTTTTAACGTATACTGAGTAGCGCCTCCAAAATATGGGTGCCGTGTGACTATAGTAGAAGATAAAGCTGTACTTAGCCCACCAAATATTGTGTCATCAATAGATGCCACCAACTGCTCACTTCTATTGAAAACACCACTAGCCGATGTGGCTAATTTATATAAAGCAAAAGAAGTTGTTACTGTTGTTACAACTAATGATATTCCAAAGATTAACCGAGTATTGCTAATCAAAGAAATAACACTGTCTCCTGCTTGGGCTTCGGCATTTAAATACCGTACACCATTTTGAGCCTCTGTAGAAAGATGGCTCCTTACACGTTGTATGGATTGTTCCATCTTAATCAACATCGTTCTATTTTGCTCCAGTTTCAACTCCAAAGAGCCAATAGCTTGTTTAACATTATTGGCTAAAACAGACATAGCATTTAGATCGTCTATAACATCATACTGCGTTCTCATCTTCAACTGATCTATTTTCCGTTGTAACTCTTCTATGGATATCTCATCACTTTGGGCTTCCGCACTCAAAGTATTATTTTTAACATCTAAGAAAGATTTTGGTACGAGATTGGTTACCGTAATGTTATACGAATCTGAATCCCATAAAATACCACTCTCAAAAACTGTGACTTCTGTCTCAGTTCTATGAACTACAATAATATGCCCGTTAGTGTCAACTAGTAACTTATGATCTGGATGTATTCGACTCAATACAATCCGATCCCATTCAGTAATTTCTTTCCGCGATAAGGTTTTGTCAATAAACTCCTTACTCCTCATGTCTACTTCATAATAAGCATAGTCTTCTATATTATTATGTAGTAATTTCTTTGTATAACCAGAATCACACATGCCTCCAACAAAAGTTGGCCACAACCACTTATATATATCACTACGTAAATCAAATCCATTGAAATCAACTCCATTTACATACGATAGAGTATGATACTCACTATAAGGAATGATTTTTCCTGTAACATTAACACGAGTCCCACTTTGTGCTATCGCAGCTATAAGTGGTATTTGGTATAATGGGGTATTAGAAGAACTCTCTCTCGGACCTACTATTTGGTCAGGAGAAAATCCTGGTGATATCGGGTATTCAACTCTATAATCACTACCTGCACTTGTGTATACCCTAATACATCCAAGCGTTTGATCAGGTCTAGCTACAGATATAGATATCCGCAATTGTCCGTGTGCATGACTTAACATGCCAATTTGTTGTCTTGTTAATAAGCGATCAAATTCAGACTGAAATGGTACCTCTACATCTACAGTCTTACTACCCGTTAATTGTTTAGTTATTGCTGCAAACCACCCATCAAATTGGCGATACTTCTCCTGGGTTAGCATAGGAACAACTCTTCCGTTTGGTCGCGCTGTATATTCAACATCACACCAAGCCTCTGAAGAATTATCAAAATAATGAATCATACTATATCGTATAGATCCCTTCCAGAATAAAAATGGTGTAGACATATAAGACAGAAGAGTCTCTCTTGCGGCTGTACCTGCTGCCTTAACGGGAGTTACTTGTATAACGAAAGTTGTTGCAGTAGGAGTATTGGTGTTAAATAATAAAGTTCTACGTCCTAACACAAACTTTAAATGCATAAATGACTCCCCCATATATGTTGGATTATAATCTTTCTTTATATCCATTAGTGGGATTGTATCTCCTAATATGGTTTCATCTCTAGTTGTAGCCTCCTCTGGTTTCTCTCCCGCTTGAGCATCAGCAGCGATAACCGGTATCGCTACAGGAACACCAGTTTGCGTTCCCAGTATAGATCTAGGAACAAGTACTTCAAAATCTGAACCTGCGCTTGTCCATATCCACAACCACCTATTAGAAGAAACTCCTGAACCAACTACAATGGTGTTCAATACTTGCACTACCAATACACCATTGCACTCACCTGTCGAATAATCAGCTTTCGTTCCAGTAGAGTCCCAAGTACTTGGTGGTACTCTTTTATACACGGAAATGGCTGCATAAGGAATCTCAAATTCGAATATACGTCCTTCATTGAGATCCATTATGATTGTAGGATATGCCAATATCCGATCCTTATCGGCTGTACCAGCAATAACACTCACCTCAGTGGAATATTCAGGAATATAAGACACTGCTATACGTCCACTAATAAAGTAAGGGCACACAAAGTCAAATTTATATTTAATAGAACCTTTCCAAAAAGCAAAGCAATTAGAGTAATATGACAACCAAGTATGATCCATCTGTAATCCAGTGACACCAGTTATGTTAGTTGCAGACGCCAATCGAGGATGTACTGGTATAACCATAGGTCGTGCTTCTATAGAAGATAGTGATGTACTTAATGCTATCGCTGGAATTCCCATAAGATAGCGTAGGTCCATCTCATCTAAGTTTAAATCCTGGGCTTCCCCAAGTCTCAATGTTGACATCGGGTTGGCTGTCATACGGATACCCTTAAATGTACCAGTACTATAGCATTGTGGGCTCAATTCACGTGTACCATTAACATCCCCAAGTGAAGGATCAACTGGATTATCCAGAAATAGGAATCCCGTTTTTGCTAAAGTCCACCCTATATGAGCCACATCTTTAATACTACTCAGAACATTTTTCCAAGTTAAACCACTAGTTTTATTAACAACCCTAGCAGTTTCTTGATGAATAGTCTCCTCAGGACTATCGCCAGATTGTGCTACTGCACTCAAAAATGGAGTATGTCTTGAACCTGGTACTGCCCATTTCATATTCTCAACAGAGAACCAAATTGATCCACCTACTGAAGAGGACACTCCAGGAGCTATTCCCAGCCAATTCACAGCGATGATATAAAGTGTACCAAAATAATTATTGGCACTACTGTTATTCAGTGTGCTAACCAATGATTGATAGTGTGCATAAGGTATAATAATCTCAGCATCATTACCCATTGCGGCATCTATAAAAACATGGGGTGCACATGATGATCTACCTAAAAACTGAGCATCAGTTGCGTTCAAGAATCCGAAGGGACTCCATAATACCATTAATCTCCCAGTGTGGAATTTAGTGGTATTAACCATTACCTTAATATGGATATCAGGTCTACAAAAAGAGAACATTCCAGCCATAGTGGCAAAATAGCCAGATGAACTAGTTAAATCTCCCAAAATATTAACTGTAGTCAACACTCTATTAGTTCCAGTTGATGGCCACGTGAATTCTTTAATTTCCTGCCATCTGGTTGACAGTGTATCGATGGTCCACGGTTGTTCTGCTGCTGCAAACTCAGTAACTCTGGTGAGTTCTGGTTTTGCAACACGCGCTCTGGCCCGTAGAACAGGTCTGGTATCCCCAAAGATAATGTTTTTCTCTGACAAATCATAGTTAGCAGTCTGTATACCACTACTAGAGGATTCTGAAACGCCTTCTGCCATAATAGTAATATCCCAATTAGGAAATAGGCTATTATAAGATAGTGTATTAATTCAGAGAGTATATTCACAAAGAATATAATAGATCGAAATAATATATAATAAACAAAACTGTCAAATATATGATTTAACAGTCTATATAATATCATAAACAATATATGATATATAAAAGATTG